AAAATTTTAAGACGCCTGATAAAGTCATAAAATACGAATAGGTAAGGTAATTAGATATGCGTAAATATAGTCAAGTAATAGCAGAATTTAGGGCAACCACTCCTAAGTCTAAGGATACTCTTGAAATCGAAAGATTAGATATGCCCCAAGTGCATCCAAAAGATTATGCAGAACTCCTTACTTATCTAACAAGTCTGGGTATAAAGATGGAAAAGGGTGAGATCAAAGCAAAAAAGTTGAGTGCGACTCAATCTGACTTTAATCTAGGTAAGATACTGAGCATCATGGGTATCTTAAAGAAAATAGACAAGGCAAACCCATTAATTGTTTCATCCGATAACTATATTGTTGATGGTCATCATCGTTGGTTAGCAGCAAGAAATGGTGGTCAGAATATTTCTATCATCAAAGCAGATGTAAAAATAAGAGTATTGCTCAGAGCAATAAAAAAATTCCCAAAATCTTTTACCAAAAGTATTGATGAAGAAGAATATAAAAAAGAATGGCGCAAAATCTTTTTGAATTGAGTATATACATTATGAAATATTTTATATCGGCACCCTTTGGAAATTATATAAAACTTCCCAACACTATTAGTGTAACTGGAAGTTGGACGTACCAGAGTAGACCAGGACTTCTGCCTCAAGTACTAAAAACTCTACGATATACTAAATCTGGATGGGTGAATAAAATTGGACTCCGCAACGCTGGAGTTGTAACTGGTCTTAAACGGACAAAAACTACAGAAGTTTTGAGTCTTGCTGCTATAGACAAAAATGATTGGATCAGTTTGTCTTATGTAGTACCAAGCACCACAAGTGTAGAAATTAATATTAGTTGCCCAAATCTTGACAAAGATATCGGCGCAGTTAATCTTCCTGGTTTTGATATTTTCCCCCAAACTAAAAGAGAATGGTGTATTTGTAAAATACCCCCAACTGCCTCAGAAAATCTTATTGACAAAATAGTTGATTCTGGTTATAATCAGATACACGCAAGCAATACTCTGTATTCTTTGAATGGTGGTCAAAGCGGTAACATTTTGAAACCATATACGACAAGGATTATAGATTACATAAAGGTAAAGCACCCTCATGTCACTATTATTGCTGGTGGTGGCGTTACGAATAAAAGTGACGCGAAATACTATTTCGATCAAGGTGCTGATTATGTAAGTTTAGGTACAGTATGTTTTACACCATGGAAATTAAAAAATATATTGACATAAGTCTTGTAATCTGCTATAATAATACATATATACAATAGAGACAACTTGTAGAGGTTGTCCAAACACGGCGAGATGCAGAACAATCTGGTCTCAGAACATTCTTGCTTGGAAAAGGAGAAACCAAAATGACAGGCATACAAACACTATTTCCACGATCATCTTTTGTGGGATTCGATCATTTGTTTAACGAAATGGAACATACAGTTCGTCACGCATCTGACCACTATCCACCCCACAATATTATTAGATCAAGCGAACATGAGTATCTTATTGAACTCGCAGTTGCTGGATTTTCAAAAGATGAATTATCAATCGAAGTCAAAGACCGAACATTGATGGTAACTGGAGAGCATGTAAGCAAAGGAAGAGACTTTATCCATCGGGGTATTAGTACCAAGAAGTTTAAACGTACTTTTCGATTGTCTGAACACGTTCAAGTAAACGGAGCAGATATTCAAGATGGCATACTTGCCGTAGAACTGAAGTATGAAATCCCAGAAGAAATGCGTCCTCGTAAAATTTCAATAGGAAAAAACGAGGAAAACTCAAATGCAACATATACTAACAAGTCACAACTACTTAACGAAGGCAATTAGTGCTTTATTTGAACTAATCGCTGATAACATTTCTGGCATCATAGAATCTTGTCAAATGGGTCAACAGGTCAAAGCGAACAAACAAATCGCAGTCATGCTTAGATGTGAATATCCAAATATGACGATACACCAAATCGAAGACATGTTGAACAGACAAACTATGAATCTTCCACAGATTGATGGTCATAGATCATTACCTAGAGGTGATTCATAATGATTGCCTTAATAATGAAAATGTTTCGTAAAGTAACACCTAAAAGTGAAAACGATTACCGTGACGAATGGTTTGCTGGTTCTCAAAATATTGCTGAACTAGAAAGGCGTATGAAAGTATGGGAGAATTCAAACCTTAAAGGTTGGCAGTGATTCTATACTTGATGATTATGAACTACAAACGGTTACATCAAGTGACTAACTACTATTTGAACAAGTATCAAAACTAAAGAATTGGGCAGAAATGCCCTTTTCACACAACACACACAAATAATAGTGTTATGGACTCAGATATTAGTCCACTAAAAAACATCCCCAATTTACAGGTACGACATATGATAATGCAAGTTCTTGCATGGATGTGGTGTATTGCCTTTGGTATGATTGTAAATGATATCTTCGCGGGTATTGCTAGTATGGTGGCACATATTGCATTGTTAGGTGTAGTAGCAGTCACAGTAGCAACATTTGAAACTGCGAAACGAAATCCTGATGTATTCAAAAGAATTGATGGATATAACGGACGCCAAAACAACGGCGAACATAATTGATAGGAAACCCACATGACAAATAAAAATCCCTTTGAAATCCGCTCTGATATTTTACATCTCGCAAAAGAATATATGGACACTCAACACCAAGTAAATATTCAACTTGCCAGTGATATGTTTGAACAAGGCAAAAATAATATGTATGATGTGCAAGAGGCATATGAAATGTATCCTATCCAAGATGTAATCGATGCCGCAAAAGAAATGTATGCCTTTGTGTCCGCAAAAGAGTAGACAATAGCAATTATATGTGCTATAATATAGATTAATTATGGAGATAGATTCTTGAAAGCATTTTATACTAACGTGGCACGATATGGCAATTCACTCTTGTACCGTGGTTATAATGACCACGGTATTCGTATTGAAAAGAGAATAAAATTTAAACCTACTCTATATGTTCGCAGCAAAACTAATAATGCTGTATGGAAATCTTTAGATGATTTGCCATTACAACCTGTTGATTTTGATAGCATGAGAGCCGCAAAAGAGTGGCTTGAACAATACAAAGATATGGATAATGTAAAGATATACGGCAATACAAATTATATCCAACAATTTATTGCTAATGAATTTCCTAAAGATATTTCATTTGATAGAAAAACTGTAAATGTCGCAAACCTTGATATTGAAGTCGCTTCTGACGATGGCTTTCCAGAACCAGATACAGCAGACTACCCAGTCATTTCAATTTGTTTGAAAAGTTCTAAGAGTGAAATTTATCACGTTTGGGGTCTTGGTGAATACGATGCTGATACCCGTGAGAACCAAAGTCTATTGGTACAATATCGTAAATGTGAAAGTGAGGTTGAACTACTCGCTAAGTTTATTGAGTATTGGAAAAAGAATACTCCTGATGTAATTACTGGCTGGTACATTAAGCATTTTGATATGCCATATCTAATCAACAGAGTAACAAAACTGGCTGGTACTGAGGTAGCTAACAAGTTTTCTCCTTGGGGTCTCATCAGTGAAAGAAAAGTTACTATTGCTGGTCGTGTAAATAAGAGCTATGAAATCACTGGTATTTCTCAGCTAGATTATCTTGATTTGTTTAAGAAGTTCGGCTATTCGTATGGCAATCAAGCATCATATAAGCTAGATCACATTGCTAATGTTGTTCTTGGCGAAAAGAAATTATCTTATGAGGAACATGGCAATCTTCATACATTATATAAAAACGATCATCAGTTGTTTATTGATTACAACATTAAAGACGTTTGGTTAGTCGATAAGATTGACGAAAAGATGGATCTGATTACACTTGCCTTAACTATGGCATATCGCGGCGGCGTAAACTATGATACAACTTTAGGTACAACCGCTATATGGGATTCGATTATTCACCGAGAACTAAATCAGCAGAGTATTGTTGTCCCTCCAAAAGATGATAAAAGAAAAACTCCTTATCCTGGAGGTTATGTTAAAGAACCTCAAGTCGGCGCCCATGATTGGGTTGTTTCTTTTGATTTGAATTCTCTATATCCTAATCTTATTGTCCAATACAATATGTCTCCCGAAACTTTGATTGTCGATTTCGATGAACGCCACACAGACGGCGTCGATCACTATATGGTAAATAAGCCCACAATCAACAAAGATTTGTCTATTGCTGCTAACGGTGCAACTTTCAGTAAAGAAAAGCAGGGCATACTGCCAAAACTTATTTCAGATTACATGTTGGAACGAAAGACTACCAAGAAAGCAATGCTTGCTGCAATGCA